CGGACAGGGCTGAGTTCAGGGCTGCGGACTGGGCTGCGGACTGGGCTGCGGACAGGGCTGCGTACAGGGCTGCGGACAGGGCTGCGTACTGGGCTGTGGACAGGGCTGCGGACTGGGCTGCGGACAGGGCTGCGGACAGGGCTGTGTACAGGGCTGCGTACAGGGCTGCCGAAAGGAAATGGCAACTTGAAGCATTGTTAGGTTATTACCAGGAGGAGGGGAAGTGAGAGCTTTCGATTCAGAATTTGAGGAAATGGCCAAAATGTTTGAAAAGAATTTATGCAGGTATCCCGGGATGTATGTCTCGGGAGAGGTAGAAAGGGTCAAGCCGGGCGCAGACGGTAAAGTTCCAGGAGGGCAGTTTTATACGAATGGCGAGATAAGCAAACTTTTCACCTCATATATGTTAGGCTATACTTACGCGCAATGGAGGGAAAGGAAATGAAAATTGTCAACATCGAAGAGATAGAAAAAATATTATTGAAGAATAAAGCAATCTTCTCAGAAGGTGAAGAACGCGCATCGGAAGAATACGGCGAGGATGAAACCGGAAAGATTTGTTATCTTTCCGGATATTATAAAAAGTTACTTTCTATGCTGTTTGACGAATTGCTATAATAGGCGCCGTTTGGCGCCTTTTATATTAACTCGCCGTCGTAATAAGTTAATTCCTGGATTTCGTCCTGCGAAAATAGCGATTGTTGCTCTATATAATCTTGGTATCGCTTTTCCTGCGCCTGCCAGTAATCAGAATCCAGCTCACACCCAACATAATCAAAGCCCATATCGTAGCAGGCCGTTCTGGTTGTTTCGGTTCCGGCGAACGGCTCAAAAATTTTGGAGCCTGGCCTGCAGCATGTTGTCAGTAATCTTCTTACCAAGCCGGGTGGTTTACAGGTCGGATGTTTTAAGTGTTTGGTTTTTTCAGCCTCTTGACTCCAGCGGATAACATCGTATTTAAATTCTTCCGTCAATCGAAAATATCTGCGCAGACTTTCGTACTCGTGGCGCAGACTCTCGTACTCGTGGCGCAGACTCTCGTACTCGTGGCGCTGGCTTTCATATGGACGCTTAAAAAATCCTGATTGCTGTAAGCGGCTGTACATTTCTGCCGTGGGAAAAACGTATTGTGAATCGGAAAAATAATGTCTGGAGGCCACGCTACTGGTCTGTGTTATGGTATTTATGTATTCGTTAAATTCTTTTTCGGTTTTGAAACCCTTAGCGATTTTAATTTTTTTTTTCTCTTCCCGCATATATTTCTTTATTGACTGAAACAAATCCGGGCTGGAAAAAATCATAGTGCTCCCTGTCTTATCCTCGCCTTTATCGTATAACAGAAAGCGCTCTGTAATCGGAATAAAAGCCCTCTGCTGGTCTATAGAATTTTTCTTAGTTTGCGCGTTTATTTTTTCCCAAACACAGGAATTCAGGAGATAAAAATATTTATCAAATTCGATTTGTTGATATGCGATGTTTTTGGCATGTCCCCACAATATAACAGTCCCGTTATCCTTGAGAATGCGCCTGCATTTTTCGGCAAGGATAGCGTGCATCTCGATCCATTCAGAGAAGGAAAGCCGGAAATCAAATTCGCCCTTGATCTCAAAATATGGAGGATCAATAAATATTAGGTCAAATTCCCCATCCTTACACCCGGCCATAAATTTCATGCAGTCGCAGCAATGAACGATGTTAGTCATGACATGGCCTCGAATAAATCGGGCTCTTTGTATATCCCTAACGCGCTATCTAATATATGCTTCCCGAGTTTCGGATCAACGCAGTTGCGCAACAGTTGACGCTTGTTTTTAATACGATAGGCGGACAAATCATAGTTGTACAAAGCTTCCAGCTTTGATATGCTGCTTTTGGTCATATAAAAAGCCCTGTCATGATCGATATCTTCTATAAAAAAGTTACACCAAACACAGTGCCTACCTAAAGAGCAAGTAGGCGGTATCAATGGTGTATAATAAGGTCGTACATTTTCGACGATCCACTTGCCTTTAAAGAAATGTTTCAACAGTAAAATCTCCTGATATAATGTCATATCAGGATAACGCGCCGGCCTTTCTTTTTTACGCCACATATTCAGGGCACTATGTGTCTGACATGGCGGACTCGACCAGATAAAATCGAAATCTTGATAATAATCAAGTAAATATAGGTGGGCATCGCCTACAATTACTTTATCGCTCGGAAAAATGTGTTGGTATATCCTCGCAATGTCAATATTTTTTTCAATCGCTGTCACGGAGTGATTTCCCTGCCATAGCTTCCGATTGCCACCAATCCCAGGATATAAATTAAGAATTCTCATCTTTTCCCCCTCCATCCCTGAAACCTTACGGGCTGTTTTGTGGTTTTTGTAGTGCGCCTGGTAATTGTTATACTATGTATAGTGCGCTTACAGTGTTTTTTGATTTTGGGATATACTGCGCCGAGATTAACCGGCCTGTTATACTTTTTTCGTCTCGGGATATCTTCGTATATATCCTCTGTTTGCTGGATAGTATCAATAATGGCAGGCCACCAAAGATCATATATTTTGTAAATATCAATATAATTTGATTCGGTGTGTATTGTTTTGCCGTCAGTCATAATTTTTTGTCTCCAATAAATTTCCATTCGCCGCGCCAACCGGATAACGGTAAAACACGCGTTACAAAATGATAGGTTTCAAGCTGCAATCCTGCCTAACTGCCAGCTCCTCCTCTTTTGCAATGTGTTCTTTTTTTGCCATGCAAGTAAAACCATCTACAATTCCCGCAGCATTCCAGATTTTTGGCTGTAATTTCGGTTTCCATAATTTTATTCCTCCTTAAAAAATAAAAAATATTTCAATTTTTATATAAACCGCGAAAACATATCAATATTTATCCCCCAATAATTCAGGGTTTTTATGAATGTCGCCGATTAAAATCCCATATTTAGCATTACTGTAAAAAGAAGGATATTGATAAAACTTGCTTGATGGGGCCTTTTCGAATATCCATGTCGAATATTTAAAGAGAACAATTCCTATAAATCCGTCACGTTCCCAAATATCACACTCATAAATATCTTTACCGTATTTATCCTGTTTGCCGGTAAACAAATCACGAGAAATAATATCATAGTTTTCTATGTCAAATAATTTGTGTAACCCTTTTTCAATCTGCTCGATAAAATATATTTTAATTTCTATTTTACCGGTAGTTTTATTTTTTAATACATATCTTCTTTTCTTTTCCATAATTACTCCTTTTTTTTATTTAGATTACCATATATTATTTTATGCCTCCTATTATTACTCCCACCACAAAACACCCAGCACCGACACCGGCAGACCACCCGGCTATCTCAATGATCCTCTTCCGCTTCTCTGCCTTCATAATATTCCTTAATTGCCCGACTAACTTCTCGGAGTTGTTCAAATGCTCCAGCATCACCCTGTTGTAGTCTTTTGATTTTTTCAAGTAGCATAACAGCTTTTTGGTTGTTCTTTGCCTGGCTATCAGCAATCGCGATTTCCATTGTATTAGCACTCGCATCTTGTTTGTTGATAGCCTCAAGCCGTGTAATCTCATTGTTAGCTGCTTCAAGAGCAGCCCCTTGGTTTCCCAATGCCGCTCTAACTCTGTAATTTTGCTCTCGAAGATCATCCAAAGTTGATCGGTAATCGCCTTGTCGATCGCAGGCGGGCTCAAAATATCCCCATACAAAGCCACCGGTAAGGCAGAGTAGGCAACGAATAATAGTAATAAGCACGATAAATAGCTTTTTCCCATTCATGTCGTCTCCTTATTTAAAGCATTTTCCGTAATTTCTTCTATTAAAACTTGTCATAATTTTAAAACCTGGTTTTACTAATTGCATTTTACACTCCTTAAATAATCTTTTTTTGTGCCAGTATTTTTTTACCTGGCTGTTAAATATAGCCCGGCTAACCCCGGGCATAGGTTTATCTACTAAAATGTATGTCGCATACTACCGGTAAAGTAGATTTTAAAAAGTTTAAGATTATTTCCAAAGATGATAGTGCCATATTTTCCTCCTATGCCCAGCGCTGATACCAGTGTTTGATTATAATGGCTGCGATTTCTGTATTAAGACAACAAAAAGAAAAGTTCTTTTTAGGAATATTTCTTAATGCTAAAAATATATCATCATTATATTCATTTTCGCAAATCTCATAATCTGGGCTATCGCCTCTCACTCTGATTTCATAACCTGATTTTAAAACGATTGTAATTTTGTATTTAAACATAGCTTTTCCCCTTTTTAGGTTTTATATTAAGCCATTCCGCAAAAGTGCCAGAAAACCAATCCGCGTTTTTAAACTCTTGATAACGTTTTTTACTCCTGGAAATTTTAGGCTTTGGTTTTATTTCACCTACGATATCACTTCCCATATAACATCCTAATCCGTTTAATTCCGTATGCTGCCAACCGCAAGCACATTTATCTTTTGCGTTTCCGTTTCCGCCTCTATCGCATTCAGCGCAAGCAGTCCAGCGCTTTCCATCTTTATCGGTAAAACTTTCAAACATTTTCTCCTTCCTTTATAACCTTTGAAATCCCGCCTGACTTTTCAACCAGCTTGCGGAATTTTACTTGATCGGGTGATTCATCCATACCGGCAGTTTTAAACTTGATGTTAGTGAAGATAGCGATTGATTGATTAAAAGGACATTTAGCGCATGGCCCTATTTTACCGCAAATAGAATCGCTCCACCTTTTATCATTTTGAGCATTTAAACATAACGTTTTTTCCGTCCATCCGATATAATCACCACCACCTACAGGACGTTTGCGGCCTTTTTTCTTTGACTTTTTCATTAAACCGATACCGTAAAAGATAGGCTTTGCACAATCTAAAACTAAAGATTTTATTTTTTCTCTGAAAGAAAACCACCTAATATTTTTTCCTTGCCAAGCCATGCCGGTATTATTTCTAAATAGGCGACCGCTTGGATTTTCTGCTTGCCATTTAGGGAGATAGGTTTTAGCAAGATTTGATTCTTTCATATCAATACCCGTCTAACTCTGCATCGATAGCATTATGAATTTCGGAAATTGGTTCAATGTATGAGCCGAGCAAATAATGACCGTTTGTTTTAAGTTCGGAATTATGATATTGCCTTGTCCTTTTCTCATATCTTGAAATTTCAATATACTTTCTTTTCATTTTTCTCTCCTTTCCTTGATTTTTTCATCAAGCCACGTTGGGAAATAATCTCCTTGCGATAGTAGTGGCCATAATTTCCATAACTCCTGCGCTTTCCGCATATCAGAGGCTGTAAAAGCTGCCAATGGATCAATGGATTGCTCCTTATCGCATGCGGATTCGCCTACAGGCTCGACATCGCGAAAATCAATGTACCAGCCTTTTCGTCCATTCAGCTTCTCTTTGGGATTTCCTTTTTTGTCTATCACAAAAAATCCTTTGCCATCAGAACATAACGCATCGATTTTAACAATTGCCTCAATAAGATGCCCCATTTCCATGTTTCTGTCCGTATAATCGAGATCATTCACGAATACCTTGTCTCCGACCTTGTATTCGTGCGATTTTTTTTCTACCGGCTGCTCTGGTTTCGGCTCCGGTTTCTCGCATTCTTGCTCCACCACCATTTCCGGGTCTTGCCAGACTTCCGGCGGGAGAAAATTCTCTCCGCCTTTGCAGTCATCAGGGATGTACCCCTGGTCAACGCGCATAACATATGTGCTACTATTGTCGTCGCCTTTTTGAAAATTAAATTCTTTTGTCATTGGTTTTCCTCCTATGATTCTTTTAATTTATCCCCTTGAAAAATCATTTCTCTTAAATCATCGATTTGATCAATAATTTTCCCGGGGCAAACAGTATATCCCAATGAAACATAGCGATGAGGAACCACATGATAGATTTTCCCCGCAGCACGTGTCTTAGTATATTCCGGTTTAAAATAATCAGCGATCAATTTTAGTGCACGTCCGTCCACTCTTATATCGCTATAATCACCACAAATTTCTATTCCAATCGATCGCGTATTAATTTCCCAATTCCCGGCATGCCAGGCAATACAACTATCCCAATCAGCCATAAGAGGAACTAACCGCCATCTATAAATATTATCATCTTTGTTATATTTATGGAGAGCGAAATGCGCCATTGCAAATGTTTCTTTATCCCTTAAAGGATGAAAGTGCCAAGAATGCTCTCTTTTTATTGGTGCATATCCTCGTGTATATCCGGCACGACTAAAAGCGTCAATTATATCAATTGCCGCTGCATTTATAAATTCATTCCCTGCGCTATGATGAACGACGAGATAGTCAATTACATCTGCGCGCTGTTTTTCTTTTGGTATCTTATCGCGTCGCTTTCCGTTTATGTTTAAAAACATTTTTTCATAATTTTCTCTTAGTATTTCCAAAGGAGTTTCGTTCACTATACTATCCTCCTACATTTACGACCGGCTGCTACGAGCCCATGAGCAACCGGCCTAATTCTCAATCTTGTCTTATCAATTTAAAAAATTGTTATTGCGCAACGCGCAATTTTTCTTTGCTTCCATACTGACCAGAAGATGAAGCAATAATCTTTCTGGATGCTTAATGAAAATTGGATTATCAAACATCTTACCTCCTATTCATAATACGTCATCGTCAGACTCTTCTTTTTTTTTTGAGTCTAACACATGATTTTTATTCCCTTCAACAATTCCATCAATGAACTGCTGTTTTATTATTCCCGAATTAAAATAACTTTGCGTATTTTTTTTGATAATGTACCCTAAATGTACGGCGATATTTGTTATTTTTTTATATATATTATCTGGTATTCCATCAACTTCCGCCTTACCCTTTAAAATATTTTTTGAATCTCCGCTTTTCCTTTTATCATAATACAATTCAACATAATCAGCAAAAGATAATTTTCTTTCTTCTTTTGCTTCTTGAATTTCAAGCTTATTTTTATTTATGACAATCTCTTTTTTTTCTTCGACTATTACTTTCTTCTCAAAAATCCAACTGCACATAATAACGATACAGCTACCGAGATCAACAATCAGCCCTAATGCTATAGCAATGCATATTTTCCAAAACCGTTGAATTTCGCCTTGCTCATCAACCATAATCTCCTTGTTTTTTGTTTCTGTTTTTTGCTTATCGATTAACTCCTGCCGCTGTTTGATCTTGATATCCTGCGCCAATTTTGCCGCTTCCAAAGCCGCCTCATATTTCGCCAATATCCACCACTCAGGTTTTTCTTTTTGTGCCTCTGTATCGTATGATAGCTGGTAACTGTCAATACTTTTTTGGGCAGTTTTGATTTGTTGGTCGAGAAGCAATATGCTATCATCGCTATTGATTGCAGTCACTGCGAATTGTAAGCGATTGTCTTTGGCAGTGTTCATCATTCGATCCATGCCAATAACCGTACCAAAAATATCGACAATAAGGAAAAATAACCAAGTCAGCAATATAACAACGAACCCTGCTATTTTCTTAGTTTTAAGCAGATACATGCCAAGCTGTGCGGCTGTTTCCATCAACAAAACCAGGATAGCCGATACCACAACCGAAAAAAATGGACTTATCCCTAACCAATAAAAAAACCCTATCCCAAAATACCAGGAGACGGAACCAATGGCGAGGCCGCCTATAGCTATCAATATTTTTAGTGCGTATGCAAAAAAGGATTTCATTTTTTTACCAGCCTTGTTATAAGTCCGTATGTAGCGTTATTGGCATTATTAATAATTTCCATCCCTCCCCTATAAACTCAACAACCTTACTTGAAGTTATCTACATCTCCAATTAAATCACGATAACGATCCATGTAAATTTCAGCATATTCGATCATTCTATTATAATGATCTACGGACTGATTTAGCAAAGTAAAATTATCTTCCAATCTCTCGCCTCCATCTCTTATTCTTGATTGATATATATTGCATTATGGAACTAATAACCTCTATTTTTATATATCCACTTTCTTTTAAATTTTTTAAATGATATGCAATATTTTGTCTTTTCGTGTCTAATTCATAAGCTACCCGGGATTGCCATATATCCCTACCTGTTTTTTTCTTGTATTCTTCTATTATAGTAAGTATTTTGACTTCTATTGGTTTAAGTTTTTTAATTTTTTCAGTCCCTTTGCTAATCATAAATCAAATAATAGCACATAAAAAATAATTTGTCAATAGGCAAAAAAATAATATTTTGCCTATTGACAAAAATATTTTATTGTGATATTATCTTAAATATGAAATATGGAGGTAAATATGACAAAAGAAGAGGCTAAGAAAAGGATTGAAGCCCTACGAAAGCAGGGTCGAACAGTTTTTGACCTGACATTTCAGGAGCAATGCGTTCCTTATGTCAAGGAAGAGGTGACAGAGTTATCGTTGTCTACTGACGATTTCCATTTTGATTGGAAAAAAGAAATTGTGGATTATAAAAAAGATTTTGTAATGGCTCTTTCCCTGGCAGCCGGGATTGAAGTAGTAGATCAGGCCGCTATCAAAGAAGGCATGTTTGTGCACAAATCTACTATATTCGTGACTCGCAAAATGCCTACCGGGATGAACCAAAGCTCGGAGGCCGCATACTGTTTTGACGTGGAGACCAGAGCGGAAAAAGAATTTGCCAATGACGCTATAAAGTTCGAAGAGTACAAAATGGAATACGAAAAAGCGACGAAGGCCGGAAAGCCTGCCCCGGTTTATAACGTGAAATATCACGGGGGCAAATATTGCACAGAAAATAACCGACTTAACGAGTTATTGAAGACAAGAAGAAAAGCAGAAATGGCAGAGTTAGGCGCATCCAGGGCAGATACAAGCGCGCACCTGCGGGCGATTAAAAAACTAATTCAAATTCCATCTGCTCAAAAAAAAGACAACGACAGGTATATAATGGTAGGTTCTGTTATTTTTGTGTCAAAGGTAACACCTAACCTCGAAAATTCTGAAACCAGAAGGCTATATCTTGGCGCCACTTTTGGGAATCGTCGTCAAATCGAATTCCAAACACCCGAAGCGCTGCCCGATAATACAGAAAAAAAAGCGGAGGAGCCGACGAACACCATACAAGGAAAAATGGAAAATTTACAGGACGATTTTGATGATTCTCCCGAAGAAGAGCCGAAAGTCGATTACAATGAGGCATTAGAAAGAATAAAAGAAAAACCAGAAATAGCTAGCGCTATTGCAAGCAAATCCTTTTTGTGTATAATTTATTATGCGCAGAATTTAGCCAAATCTGATGAAATAAAAAGAGAATGTTTGGAAAGTATTTTAGAAGTTATCAAGGCAACTTCTAAAAAAGATAAGTATCTACTTTTTCTCAAACTATGTTTATTGCATCCTATAATTACAGAAAAAAGAGTTAATGAAGAAATAAATGAGCTAATAAGCAATCCGTGTGTTTATAAAGAAGATGATTATAAGCGCATAACAAAAAGGTGCAGAGATATACTGGAGGAAACTGTATGATAACATTATCATTTGCTGATTTACATTCCAATCCGGCTTGGTGGGAAAAGACAAAGAAAATTCTTGACTTTGTAAAAGAGAAGGCCATAGAAGTACGACCTGATTTTATCACACATTCAGGAGATTTTCATGATTGCCTGGTAACAAACTCAGATCGACATCACCTCCCGGAAATCAAGCGGGAGTTGGATGAGATATCAGAAATCGCGCCTATTGTCATGATATATGGTACGCCCAATCAGCACGACGTGCCGGGAAGCCTGGATATATTCGAGGGCGAAAGGATCAAAATTGCAAGGCCAGAAATACCGCTCATATTTAATGGTGTTATTTTTTATTGTATTCCAGACGCGCGTCCTTTTCAGTCGATTGACGAAAGTAACCCGTTGTTAGCCGAAAAGGAAATCAATCAATATCTGAAGAATTTGTGTCTGTATTACGGAGCGCACAGGAGAGAACACCCAGATTTGCCTGCCGTAGTATTAGGCCACGGCATGGTAAAAAATACCAGGAATCAGGATATTGATGTCATCAAACACTCTGCCATATATACGACGGAAAGCGATTTACAACAAATAGGCGCGGACTTGTATTTGTTCGGTCATTATCACAAGCCTTTTGCGTTTGAAACACTCCCGGGTGGAATGCTTGGCGGTATGGCGCATAACTGGAATGACATTGACTATAGCCCGGCCATACATGAATATAACATCAATGCCGGTCTGCCGACCGTACACAAAGAACATCGTATCCCATTCATCCCGCGCAGGATCAAGCTAACCGAATTTTTGATCGATCCTTTTGACGTTCCCACTTTTGACGGCGACCTCGTGCATCTCGAAAAATCAAAAGACGATCCGGCAACAATCCAGGATTTGATTGACCACGGAGCGCACCCTGACAGTATCGTAACGATTAAGCCCGAGATAGCGCGCGTTATAAGAAGCGCGGAAATTGCCACGGCCATAACCAGGCGAGACGAATTCCTACTGTTCGCAAAACAGCAAAAATGGGAAGTTACAGAAGAGGAGCTCAAAATTTGCGACGATATCCAGGAGCAAGAGCGGCAGGCTGGAATAGGTACGGAGAAGAAAGTAATCCGTCCGAAATTTACACATATAAGAGGATTTAAGCAATTCCTTAATGGCGGTCTGCAAAAAGAAGAAATATATATCGACTGGACAAAATTCAACCAGGAGATATTACTTGGTATAATCGGCCCGGGTGGTTATGGGAAAAGCGGGTTGATGTCTTGTATTCCTCCGTTCACTGCGAATTTAGCGCAGGCGGAAAACTTTAACGATCTTTTTTATCTTACGGATTCCTTTCTAATTCAGGGATGGGATGTAAATGGGGAAGAGGTCATACTTAAAAGATTTTTTAATACATTTGGTAATAAGACAACAATCACTTACAGAATCGAAATCAATGGCATATGCGCAAAACAATATTCTACCGGGAAAAAGGCTTATGACGATTATGTAAAGTCTATTTTTGGCAGCCCTCGAATGTTTGCCTTAAATGTCTATCAAACACAATTTCATAATAATAAGATTGAATCCGGGATACCCGTCAACCCGGAGATTGTCACAGCAGACAATGCGACACTAAAAGGGATTTTCACAGAGTTACTCAATATCGATCGATCATTCGCCTTTGGTTATGCGGACAAAAAATATAAAGAATGGGAAGACAGAAGGACAAAAAAGGCAGGCGATATCGATGGGTTTAAAAAGGCTATTGATGATTCAACACCGGTAAAAGAGCATCTTGAAAAAATGCAGGAATCCTTCTCTCAATTGGAATTAGAAATCCCCGAAAGAGAAAATAATCTTAAATTGGAAATAGAAAAAAGAGAGGCACTAGAAAAGATAGAGCAAGAAAATAATACAAAACGGATATCAATCAATTTGCATGATGAATGGATAAAGAAAAAACAAGAAGAAATTAAAGAGCAAGAAGGCTACAAAAATTACCAGGGAGAAAGCGCCGGAGAAATTCAGAAAAAGATTGACGCACTTGAAATTGAGAAAAAGAATAATGAGAAGATAAGGGAAGAAAACGAGAGAAAACAGAATGCTTTCATAACAGAAAGCGCAGATTTTACAAGTGTTATAGTTGAGTACGGGAAAAGACAAAGTGCATTTGATAAAAATAAAAATGAAATTGAAAAAGAAATCGATCAATACAAAAACAATTTGAAATTTATTGAAAATACAATAAATACTGTTATAGATAAAATAACAACTTTAAAAAAACCATGCCCTAAGTGCGGATATATTCAGGAAGAAAACAGAATAAACGATTTAGAAGAAAAGAAAAATAATGAAATTCAAACAAAGGTTAATATTATAAATAAGTTATCCTTAAAAGAAAAAGAACTATCTAAATTGTCATTCACAGAAAAGGAGCCTATAAAGCCGACTGCGCCTAAACTTGAAAAAATCGATTCGACTATCCAGGAAAAAATCGATAAGTTAAATGAGCAGTTAAAGGCTGTTATGCTTATTGATACCAAATCAGCTAACGCAGATCATGAAATCAGAAAATTAAATGCGGAAATCGAAGCAACACACGCTCTTATACAAAAGATAAGAGAAAAAATAATAAAAGATATAGAATTACAGCTTGAGAATAATAAGTCTCTTATTGATACTAAAACGGAAGCATTGGAGTCCATGAAAAAATCACTAAACGACGCCAAGGCGCTAATATTATCTCTTAAAGATCAACTATCGAATATCAAATTAAAACAGGTACAGCTTGCCGGAATGAAAATTGAATTGGAAGATATAACTAAACAAGTAGAAATCTGGAATAGACAATGCAAAGCTTGGCACCGCGACGGAATCCCGGCGATGAAACTTGAAAACGCAGCGCCGGAAGTAGATCAGGAAGTCAATTCCATACTAGAAAAATATTATCCAAAACTTATTATTGAAACATCAACACTAAGGCGCGATGCTACTGGTAAAAAAGATATTGAAGATTTTAATATCCACGTCATTAATACATCGACCGGCAATAAATATGGGATAGGCAGCCTATCAGGAGAAGAAAGGAATTTCGTCCTTGCTGCCTTCCGAGAAGCTTGTAGAAAAATAGCAGAAAGGGAAGCAAACAGGCTGTTTGTATTTGCTCTTATGGACGAGCCGGATGGATCAGTAAGCGAATCTATGCTTCCCGATTTCTGGCAGATGATCAAGGAAATTGACCATGGGAAAGGTAGGTTAAGAATTGCTATAAGCCATTCTCCAACCGCCAAGATTATGTTTGACGATACAATAGAGATTGAAAAATTATGAAAAACAACATATACAAAAGATTATGCAGACAGACTCAAAAGCCTGTAAAATATTTTACAGTTAAATTTTTAATAGTCTTGATAATGGCTGCGGCCGCGTGTGTTTGCTCTGCGGTTTTCTTAGGTTTTAACCCTGTATTTAATGCTGCTTGCGGATGCGCGGTAGGCGGTATTTTTATGTTGATTTTCGGAATGGTGAAAGATTGAAAAATTATGCAATATTTATTACAAAGGAGAAGATAAGATGGAAATAAAACCTTGTCCATTTTGTGGGCAGACGCCCGAAGTAAGCAAAAGTGGTGATTTTAATATTGATATGTGGATTATAAAATGTCCATGCGATGCAAATATCGGATATTATTATGACAAAAAAATAATGATAGACGCATGGAACACGAGAGATAATTCGCAAGTTATGCGATAAAATTATTTTAAGGAGTGTTTAAATGGAAAACGAAATTAAAACAGAGGACAGGCGCTTAAGAGTTTGTTTTAAAACAACAGCAAAAGGAGAAGTTCAACCAGATATTACGGCAGAAGCGAGCGAGCCCGAGCTTGTGAAATACCTGCTATCCGAAGGAATAGAAATTCTTAAGGCCGCAACAAAAGAACACGGCTTTGCCTGGATGGGGAAAGCTATAGAATAGCTTGTGCTTTTTGGGTTCTCCATATTTCTAACGGCCCGGCTTAGGCCGGGCTTATTTTGAAAGGAAGGAGTAATTATGGATTTTCAGACATTAGAAAAAGCAAAAATTCTGGAACGTAAAATTACAGAGTATCAATCCGAATTAAGCGAATTGGAGCAAACTGTAAAAGACAAATCACCCTGCGTAAAAATAACAGTAGATTCGCACAAAGATTATAGAATTATTGAAGAATTTAATAATTCTATTATTACCTTCATTGTAAATTCGTATACAGAAAGAATTAATCTATTGCAACAAGAATTCGATGATCTTTAGGAGATAAACAACATGGAAAAGTTTTATAATTGGTTTAATAATTTAAATAACGGAATTATTATAATTTTAGGGAATCCTTTTGCAGGAGAACATCAGCTCGATAGAAATGTGCTTATTGGTTACAAGCTCCAATATCTTCTCGAATGCGGTTATAAAGGCGAATTGACTGTAGACTCTGCGCTTGACAATTCTTTTCTTGATCAATTGATCGAAAGGCACGGGCTATGAAAAAGATAAAATACAAGAAAGACAGTAAAACGGGCGTATTATTGACATTTTGCCCAAACAAAAAACAAAATTGCTTTGTTGGCTCTATGTGGTGCGGGAATTTGTGCCCGGATTGCAAAAAAATCGAGGCCGCTAAACAGCTTGTTTGGTGCAATTATAAGAAGGTGGAAAATGGGAAAGCCGGAAAATGAATTGACAAAACAAGCGGTTGACTATATCTCGCACAATGGATTTAAGTGGCATTGGCGTAACCAAGTACTAAAGGGCATGTTCAAGGGATATCATGTCAATCAAGGCAAAAGCGGTATAGGCGATTATGTGGTAATTTTCCCGGATGGGAGAACCTGCTATATCGAGATCAAGCTGCCCGGGAAAAAACGGACGCCCGAACAAATCGAATTCGCTGCTTACTGCATAGCGAATTCTGTGCCTTATGTTTTTGTGCAAAAAATATCAGATTTGACTGGATATTTCAAACAATATTTCAGGGGGACACAATGGGAAAACAGATTTTTTTATTGATAATTTCTTTTTATTGTGTTATAATATTATAAGAGGTGTTAATGGAAACAATAAAATCAATCGACAAACAAATCGCAGATAAAAGAAAACAGCTTGAAAATGCCAAGGGTAGCGAGTGCGAAGTGTACACGCGTATTGTCGGGTACTATAGATCGACAAAAAACTTTAATAACGGTCAAGATGCACAAAGAAGACAACGGAAAGTTTATAATATAAATGAAGGAAATGGAGAGAGTAAAGGGTGAGAATTAATATAGCAAGTATGACGCTTATAGACGACCATCAAGAAGAATGTAATTTCTTCTTTAAATATAAAAAAGAAATTTTTACTTACTACTATTTTTATAATGCGAGTAAGGCAATCGTTACCCATTACAAAACAGGTTATAAAATACCATTACAAATACAAATTAATGATTTGGAATCTGTTAAAAATGATAAAATGGTTGCCAAATTAGCATTTGATTTTTTGGAAACAATCGATACTGAAAAATTTTATAATGCGACAAGAGATAAAACAATTCCACAAATTAACGCTATCGAAGATTTAGAAAAGAATGGAATTATAATTCACGATATTTTAGATTTTCTCAAAGAGGATTATAAAGATAATGATATTTTATAAAATCATAAATAAAATAGAAGAGATCAAATCTATTTTATGCGACTGTCAAAATATGGATACGTTACAATCATATAACAACATAGAACAGGAATTGCAAAAAGCTTTTATGAATATGAAAAATTCTTTTGATCTTGGAGACGAAATACAAGGGGAATTATGTTGACTAACATCGTTCATTGCTGCGACTGCATGGAATTTATGGCTGGGTGTAAGGATGGGGAATTTGATTTAGCGATTGTTGATCCGCCGTATGGGATAAACTGGGATTATGAAAGAAAGGGCATGTCATCCGGTATAAGAAAAGACGGGACAAAAAGAATATATAACAAATGGAGCGACCCCACTCCTAAAAATTATAAAGCTGGGAATTACGATAGCGAGCCTCCCTCTGCGGATTATTTTAAAGAATTATTAAGAATATCAAATTTGCAAATTATTTGGGGCGGGCATTATTTTACAGACAAGCTACCAGTATCTGGCGGGTGGATTGTGTGGGATAAGGGAGTTGTTATGCCTACATTATCAAAATGCGAATTAGCATGGACAAACACAATGGAGCATATCGAAAAATTTACATATCTATGGGCAGGATTCAGAAAAGCAGGGGAGCATGGGGAAAGAAATCACGTCAATCAAAAACCAATCGCCCTCTACAAATGGCTACTTAAAAATTACGCCAAGCCAAGCTGGAAAATATTTGACTCACACGTCGGCAGCGGCTCTTCCAGGATCGCCTGCTACGATATGGGATTTGATTATGTTGGGTGTGAGCTTGATGCCGATTACTGGCAAGCGCAGGAAAAAAGATTTAATGATTATATACAACAAAAAGAAATTTTCGATAAAAAAGAAATTCAAGAATCAATATTCAATGATCAAGGGGAATTATTTTAAGGAGTTATGAATGAATAAAGCAAGTATTAAAAATCTGGTCTATTTTATATCCGCATTGGTGATATCAATCGGTTTAGGATTGGCGCTGTCAATCTTGATTGATATCATTCTTTGGACAAAGGAATTTTGGATTTGCGCATCTGCTGCCGCTGCAATTTTTTATACAGGATATCGAACGGCTAACCTATCAAAGCCGTTTACGATTTATGAATATTTGGAAAAGCAAAATCCGCTTGAGCTTGAGAAGATAGCGATAGAAGCGGTGGGGATGAAGATTATAAAACGGAAAAGAGAAAGCGATAAGGAGGCGACAATGCAGGACGAAATAGCGAGTAATATTTTAAAGATCGTGGAACGGATTGATAAGGGCGCAAAGGAAGGAAGGGTAAAATGAAAACAGTCATCCTATGTTCACCGTATAAACCGAAAAGCGATCTTGGTACTTTTGAATATGTCCAGGAACTATCAAAAAATCTCCGATATGCCAGGCTTTGTTTATTGGATAGTATGAAAAATCACGGCGAGGCACCTTTCTTATCGCACTTACTTTATCCACAGGTGCTTGACGACAATATACCTGAAGAGCGTGAATTAGGTATTGAGGCAGAACATGCTTGGTTTATTGGCGCTCATGCGGTTGTAATCTATATGGATTTAGGCGTAAGTGAAGGGATGAGAAGAGCAATTGAGCTCGGGGAAAAATTAGGATTAAAAAAAGAAGAAAGAAAATTGAAAGGATGGATCGGATGAAATTAGATGTATCTAAAATCAAACAAGAATTTGTTGATAAAATGGACGCGCAAGAAAAGTTTTTCAGGACAATGAAAGAAATGGAAGATAAACACGGCTTTGAATTCATTGCCGGATTTCTTGCTACTTCAAAAGCCATTGAAAAGCAATATCTCGATTATAAAAATAAAAAAAAGCCTGATATTATACGTGATTTTTATCATATCGCATTCCATCATTCGATGGATAGAACTATAACAAGGCGCGAGCATATAACGCTCATTATTAATGCCTACCAGGATTACAAAAATAAGGGAAGCTGGAGGAACCAGGAACTAGTGATTAAGCGGTTAGTTGAAGCATCAAGGCCGGAAATCGGTTCAAAAAACAGGCAAAGATTCAATAAAAGGAGCTTTAAATGAGCACTGCATTATTTATCATTTTGTTATCATTTAAGGGCGGCATTATTCCCGTCGAAAATATATACTATGCGAATTCTTATTTCAAACAACACGAGATAAACCTGGAGAATTCTTATTTTGCAGAATTCAAAATAGAGGCGATGCTGTTTGATTTTATTTTCGCACGCGGCTCAATGAAAAATGTTTTCAATGCCTGCCTGGATAGCGTCGAATTTGCGCCAGATCATGATGAATATATATTCAGCTGCGGCTTACGGTTTCAGGAATTTGAAATAGGATTCCTGCATAAGTGCTACCACCCTATCCATCCCTATCAATTCACGACCATGCAGGTCGAAAATATTATAGAAGGCGGGTACGAAGAAATTTATTTTCAGTTTAATTCAAAAATAGAATTTTAAGGAGTATTAAAATGCGTAAATGTAAAATGATTATGCCAAAAAATCAGGAATTGTACAGTCTTGTAATCACGAAAATAAAACAATTGTTTGACGCTGAAGAGCCTTCAACATATGATTTTATTTGTTTCAGGGAAAGAGGGCTTTTTATTTTATCTTCTGATTATACAGAATTTTTAAAATGGCCAGAACCTGAAATTCAGATAAGCAAATTTTTAACCATGCAAGTTTTTACAGGAGAATTACTCAAGACAAAATTCCCGGATTGGATCAACAATCAGTTTATTATGGGCCTATCAAAAACAACAAAGCAGTGGACTAAAATAATTTTTTCGCACATAGGGAGCCGCGGTTTTATTTCGATTGACGGGCAAGAATTCGATATGATAGCACCACTAAACAACAATTACCTATTAACCGACCAGGAAAACCATAGCTCCGTACTTTTTGCTGATATAGATGATTATGATACTACGATCATCCCCGGGGTTAATTTTGTCCGTGATTTCGACACCTAATCAGTTATGCGCTGATATTTCATAATTGACTCCAAAATAGGTACTTGCAATCCTTTCTCTTTCGCATAATGAATCATAGCCGGGATGTCCTTGTCAAAACAAATTGATTTCCAGCCCGGTTGATCCGGGTAAAATAATGTATGATATCTGGAGAAGCGCCTATCCTTAAGCCATAGCTCCCTAACTTCGTCAATCTCGACTCCCGTCTTTTCGCATATCGCCGCAAACTCATTGACAAAGCTCACTATCATGGCAAGCCCACAATTCTCCATATATTTCGCCACCTCTGCGCTTGTTGAGTCGGTAAACACATACTCAAAATCAGCAGGGAAAACTTTTTTGTATGCGTTAGCGATCAATACTCCGTCCCCATGCCTACCATCGACACAGCCTAACGTCAAAAAATTATGGTGCAATACATTGGCGTGTATGGTTCCGCCATAATACTCTGGGGAAAATACGCATTTTTTACTGTACTTTTCTTGCAGCATTTTTGTAGTGCCAGGCGGAATTGTTGATCGAATATGAAAAACTTTAGGATTATGTTTTTCTATTACAGATTCTACGATTGAAAAATTACAGCTCCCATCTTCATTTTTCGGAGTTGGTACGCAGATAATCGCTATGTCATAATCTTTTTTTTTAAGCTCCATACACCCATTGATATATGGATCAAAGATATCCGCCGAAGGAAAAATCTTTGCAATATTTTTTCCCACTACTCCAAAACCAACAATTAAAATTTCCATGATATCACCTCACAATATAATGTTTAAAAAGAATTGCCAAGGCAATCAAAAACAAAATTCCAAATAAATTCAAAATAATCTTTTCTATCTCTTCTTTATTTTTTTTCTGCATTATCGTCTAGCTCTATTCTATAATATTTTGATCTCTGCCATGCCTCAAAAGAATTTCCGCCGATAAATGTAACGCCATTAGTTACGAACATAACTATTATTGTAGGCGCAATGGTTGACAATTGATCTTTGGCAAAAAAGATATGTAATATGTATATTACCAATAAGGTAATATGGGTAATAACAAAAACTATCATTTTCCGGCTTTTATGTTTCATTGTGCCCACCCTTTGGCTATCATAAAAGCCTCGATTAGCTTGTACACAACCGGGGTAGACAATATGCTTAATATAACACTTATCACTTTTGGCCATGATATTTTTTTTCTGGTAATTAAATTTTCTAGTTCTGTAAATCTTTTCTCAAAGGTAGCAAGGAAGTTTTCAAGCTTTATAATTTTTGCGTCGCTTGCTTTTTGTGTATTCTCTGCCGTGTTCATTCTGTATTCAAGATCGCGTACCCGCTCTCTAATCTTCCCGATTTCGCATTCTGCACTATCCTGACATTCAATTATAGTATCAAGCTTCTTATCCATAAAGACAAGCTTCGATCCTATTAATTCTTTTAAATTGTCATTTGATGTATTTATAATTTCAATAATTTCTTTTATTTCCATTGTCATCCTCACCTTTTGATATATTAAACAGGTAATTCAACCCGAAAGCGCCAAAATAAAAAAAAGATATAATTAAAACATCTGTTATGCTCATTTCAAAGATAGCGAATTTCAAAAATACAATAAAAGAAAATACTGAAAATATAATTGGATTTACAAATTTTTCATTACAATGTTTACTCTTCCCAAAAGATCGAAGACATAAAAAAATTAAAGTAGCCGATCCTACGTCATGCTTATCAGAAAGAAAAGCAAATGTAAGACCAGCTATAAAATAAAGAATACCGTAGCATAAATGGGATTGCAGGAAGATAAAGATAACCGCCATTAACCATAAAATAATCAATGGAACGATATACAGTATATACACGTTTGGCGGTACAGGGTTTTTTATTGTATGATAAATATTACTTGAAATAAAAATCGTCAATAAGAAAATATTAACGATTCCTATTTTAGCAAGCTTTGTCAAGCGCGACACTCGGCCCCCAAAATCCGGCAGATACCTCAAGCATTTTTCTTTCCCTTTCATCAAATTCAATACCGCTTTCCTCGACGAGTATTTCCAGTTTTTCCAATTCTACAAAGGCTTTTTCGTCATTATGTTCAATTGCGCGATGCTTAAGAATAAGCATTTGTGCAAAAATCTTAAATACTTCCGCCTTCTCTTTTTTTATGTCTTCATCGCCTACGGAAAATCCGCCAATAGTAGGAACAGCAAATTCTGCGCGTAACGCGGCAGGCATTGATCCTGGCAGAAATGCGCCGTCCTTGGCTTCTTCATCGATAATCATTCTTGCGATTTTTCCATTGGCATCAGGGAACTTAAGTCCGATTTCATGGGGAACGTAATCACCGAAATAATTTTCCAAATCTTCTAACGTCATGGTTGTCATGTTATACTCCTCTTTTTATATTGTCAATTCGTAATCTTACGAATTTGAAACTCTTTTATCAGGGTCGTTCCGATTGTTATTTCGTTCAAAATGAACATCCCCCGGATATATGCGGCGTCCTCATGTACCGTGCCTGGATCATAAATATTATTGTGTTGACCACCATTTCCCGCCGCTGCCGCACCTGAAAAATATCCTTTATATTCTACCCAGTCGGATGTAGGATCAATATTTTCAGCAGCAAAATAATGTTGGCTTGCGTGTTGGTCTGCGCCTGTGACGTTTTCCATTGTGACGCCGTCGGCATTGACCCCCTCTACCCCTACATATATTTTCCCTGCCCCGGCAGTCCTTTTGATGATAGCCCTAACCTCATACAATTTTGTACTATCATAAGGGATTAGTTTTGAGTGATACGTCCATAGTCTGTCATCTATTCCTGCGTTATTGCCCACCGATATCACCTTTTCGCCTCCGTCTATAACCGCCGATATCTCGCCATTACCCAAATACAAATTCCAGTACATAAGGAAATATGTTGAGCTATAATATAACATATGATCAAAAAACCAATTTTTGTTGTCGATAACGGTCTCCACCTCTGCGCTCTCCGGGCATTCGCGCAAGCCGAAAACCACTTTCCCTTTTTGCAAATCGGGATTAACGGAAATAATTTTGCATCGCTGAACGCCTATAAATTCGCGGTCTCTGCGATCTGTGCTGTCTAAGTCCCTATCCCGCGTAATATAATATGATCCAAAATCTATCGATATAATATCAAGCACGCGATAGGCGAAAGCTTCAAGGCCAAACAGAGAGCAGCTTGTCAAAAATCTCGCCTTTTGCCTGTCTTCCATAATTATGATTGATCGATCAATCGCGCATTGCTCCTCTGCTGATTGTAGTTGCGTTTTGTCGGACTCGATTTCCTGGTTCCCGTATTCCCTCAATACCGCCTCTTCGTAATCCGAATTTGTATACTGCCTGTACCTACCCGATTCTCTGTCCGGGCGATACTTGATGGAAACCTTGCTGAAATAATCATCCTCTTTTATCTCGTATTCCTGCTCCTCGAAATTTTCTACCGCCTGTATGATGCGAGCAACGGCCCGGTTCGGATTGTCTATTCTCAACGTCCTTGTATTGTATATGTGTTCAAAATAAAATCCAAAATTAGAGGAATCCTGCAAAATTTCGATTATTTCATATATCGTCTTTTTTTCGTCAATGTAAATCCCCACATCCTCCAGGTAATCGCTTTCCTCCTGCCATTCCGCCATGTCGTAGTTTGACGCGTCATAATTTACCCCACAGTATTCGTCAAGTATATATTTTATAATATCGCCTGGATTACAGTATGTTATAGGCATTATAAAACACCCATCTACTTTAACTTTTAATAAGTTCCCGGTATCGACCCCGCCCTCATATATATCAGCCTCTGCTATGGTAATCAGGCCGTTGGCGTCGTCTATGGCTGTTGGCGTAACGCGTTCCCAAATTTCATTTACGTCCTGTACCCAAACATCAAACAAAGTGTCAATTGCTGGAACCTTGAAGGTTTTTGCCCCGCCCGTTGCGGTATCAATGCAAATCCCAGGCACTCCAAAATTTACCCCGAAAGCCAATGGCACTACTTCCCCAATTAAGTCCTCGTCAATATCCGGGTAGTCATTGTTGTTAAAATACTCAGTCGGTAATTTTTGAGTCAATAAGGAGCGCCTATCCTTCAGCCTAAACTGCGCTTCCCTAAGATTTATCTTGCTGCTTGTTATTTTAAACTGCGCAAATTGCAAAAGACTCGCATAGGTATCATCCACATTGCCATATAACAGATTAATAAGATTGTTTTGCGGATTGTCTAAGTATGCAGCATCCCAATACCCAGCCATATCAATAAAATCATTAGGCAGGTTATCTAATGTCACGGAACCACCAAAAAAAGCAAGTAACCTATACACTCCGGGCTTTATACTTATGTTAAGGCTAGGTACTTTTTTAACAAGCGGCAAGTATGGAATATCATTGTAATATTTTATTGAACCGTCTTGATTGCCTTTATTAGCAAAGCCTACCACCATACCAGCATAAATCTCATACGCAAAAATATGATAGGCGTGATTTAGGTGGATATACAAAACCTGATTTAAAATATCAAAATAAAAACTTTCGTCATCCGCTTCCATATCTGCATAACTAGTTTTTAGCGCATAATCGATATTATTAACTGTCACGCTTATTATATTTCTTTTGACGCTATTAACATCATTGGCGGCTCCGTAAATCTCTGTAAAATAAGATGAATAATTATAAAACGATAATGTTTGACGATATATAAACGGCTCTTCATATATAAATTTATATTTGTCCAGATCGAGTTTTTTTGCATATTCTATGACCGTTATAAAATTAGCCATTAGCCGCCTTATTCATCCTTTCGCAGATTATCGTTTCCAGGACATTTGCCAAATTGCTTATTTCCGAATTGCAAAAATCAAAATTCATTCCCTCGATAGGGATGTTCTCAAATCGCGGTAAAAGCAAGCCACCTTTATTTCCAAATTGCTTGAACGCCTCTTCCGATGGGTACATTTTAACATCAACCAGGATGCGCCCGGATATTCTTTTCTTCTGGCCTTTGTCATCTGTCAAAACTTTTACAAAATCAGGATCGATTTCGATACGTGATATCCGTGCGTAGGTCTGCCAGTTTCCAAAGTGGTTGTAGTTTATTTTCATCTTTAAACCTCGTATAAAATCCAAATATATCCGCGGTTGATTGTAACATCATCAAAATTGGTAGTACCGTTAAATTCGCTTAATTTTGTTTTAAATAGATTTATTTCAGTAGAGGTTATTACAGAAACCCCTAGGCCAAAATTATCGGCTCCTGAAAAATCATACCAATCCATTGATGGGAATGGATAAAGAAATGTCCCTGCATCATTAATTATGTATCCCATAACGCTTATAATCTTTGTAAAAGTTATGCCGTGCGTAAAAGATAGAGTTTGGTCTAATCCAGTTTTCATATTCCATACACCAATACACAGTTTTTTCATTTTAACTTGGCCTGCTCCAAAGTCGATACTATCTGTAGATAGCTGTCTGAATCCAGCATTCCCTGATTGTAATATCTGCCAGTTTTGCCCTTTCCCGGATAGCATCTTTGTAATATCAATCACATACGGGTAAACTGTGCCGCCATCGTAATTATCATAGTATGTATCCACATAATGATCATCAAGGGCAAAATCGGATAGATAAAAATTAGTACCTAAGTAATCTGAATAACCGGTGGTGTTTGCACAGACGCCCCCGATAGAAAAATGAGTATAAGTCATATTTAGCCCAGTGATTGCCGCCGCGCCACCTGTCAATGTTTTGGTGCCATTTGCTACACCATCCATTATTACGCCATTTATCCACATATCGGCATTATTATTTGCCTTTGAATATTTGATATATATATCAGTCCATACCTGGAATGATGCGTTATTTAAAAATTGATCGGATGAAATATCAATTCTATGCGTGGCGTCATCTTGGATTCTAAAAAAGAATTTATCCGTTGAGCTCTGATACATAAGCAAGCCTGCGTTGTCTGCGCTTCCAGAAAAATTATTTATATTGAAAATATATATATCATAAGGATTATGATAATTAAAATTTGGTTTTATTCTTAGCGCTATCACTTGCTCATTGCCAAAAGAAAAACTATAACCAAGAAATCCGGCATTAAAATGGAAAAACCCTCTATTAGAATGCTTCGTATTTGCGTCCGTATATGGTAACCATGAAACACCACCGCCACGAAATACGGGGGCATTCCCATCGGAATCTTCTGCATTTTGATTTCCGAATGGGAAATATGTTAGGTCGGCAGGCAACGGCAATGCATCAAGCTGGTCATCCTGATATATAGTCCCCATAACCGCAAAGGGATAAACTTGCGCAGCCGTGGCAAGGTCTGCACTTTCCCCCATTTGATGCGGAAGGAATTTTGTTTTTTTCCAATAACTGCTGTCATACTTGAGCAACACATAAGGGAGGAGCTGCGTCCCGTCTGCATGATACCAGCCGCCCTTTATTGGATCGAAAGTGTAACCAGCATCACTAGTTACAAAATCGGCCGTCAAAACTCCAGCGGCCTCGGTTAATTTTATATACACATACCCATCCGCAGGCGCTCCCGCTATTGCCTCGTCCGCTGTTTGGCATTCATACAATCCACCATCATGCACCATTCTTGAGCCTACCGCTATTTCTGGCTCTGCCGCTGTTTCCCATTCGGTTAATATGTTGTTGTACTCATTAAGGCCATGTAACGCTTGTTGTAATGCGTTTTGGTAATTATAATCATTAAGCCCGGTTGGTGCCCCCGTCGTTGGTTCTGGTAATAAATTTATAGCCATTACAAACACTCCTTGTATATTAGTTCTATGTCTCGATGCATGAACCCCGTTTCGTTTTGGAAAATAGAAGATATCCGCTCATTAGTTAACGCGCAAAAATGTATATTGTCGTCTATTTCGTCAAACACGTCCAAAAAATGAGGCATCTTTCCTATACCGTTAATATAATCTTCTATGGTTTCGATCATTGCGTTGGTTGCTATTAGCGGAAATTTAAAATTGAATGTTTTTAATAGCCCCCCTATTTGCCCCGCCACTTGCCCGGTAGGGCTGCGGTTAATAGCGATAGTGTCACCGTATTCTCTTCTGTGCTTTGCTTCAATATCAGGCAATGCAATTTTTTCTCCAATCCATATCGTGCCAAAATAAAAAGCTGCCGCCACCGCATTGGTGATTGTTATTGTTATACTTCTTATTGTTGTTAATTTAGCCGCAAAATACGACCTAACTATATAATAGCTGCCTTTTGTTAGATTGTCGGTCAATAATATATTAGCGCCAGCGTCTCTGTATACACAAACTATAGTTGACGCGTCGGATAAATTAGAAAACGCCATAGCGAACATGTCTGCGCTTCGATTCGCGGTAAAGGTAATTGTTATTACCGTGCCTTGCGCTGTCGTTTTTGCATATAACGTCAAAATGCTTGAGAATATATTTTCAATCGGATAATTTGCGTCCTCATTAGTCATCCCAATTGTATCGTAATCCTGTAATATGTTATAATTAAGCGCTATCATTCGACGCCCCTTTGTTGTATGGTATATACCCCGTCATTAACAAGCCTTACCACGCTCTGCGCAATTAAATTCTCGCTTAAGTATATGTTGACTATAGCCGGAACCCCGCCTTGCCCTTGCATCCTGGATGCTATCGCATCGGCTACCTCATAGATCATCGCCCGGCCCGCCTCGCTGTTACTCAAAAGCAAATCACTTGTATTATTTTCGCCGGCCCTGATAATCGTTCCTTGTTGACTGCCCAACACAATTCCGCCTGTTTGGAACGCAGGTGGTGGTTGCGGTTCTGTTAATTTTTGCTTATAAATAAGCGCCAATGTGGCAGTCGTCACCAAAGGAACCTCTATGGCCCAAAAAGGGCTTGTCCAGGCGTTCATTTGCGCGAGCAATGCTTTACCGGCTAATACCCAGTTATCCGCAACCCAGCCAGCATGATCCGCTTTATATTTTAAGTCGGCTGTTTTTCTCGCCGCTTCCTCTTCAATAATTGTTTTAGCGTCCTCTGCTGCTTGTTTGTCTATTACCGCTTGATCTTCTAATGCTTTTTTGCGTGCTTCATAATCCTGTGTAATCTGCAATCGGAGCAATTCTTTTTCTTTTTCCGCTGCTAATTCAAGATCATTTTTAGCGTAAGCGGCTGCGATTTCTTTTTGTAATTTTTCTTCGGCTGTGTCTTCAGCTACCCCGGCCGCTTCTAATGCCGCCTGCAATTGCGCATCAAGTAATTCCATTTGTGCTTTTAATAGCTCATCATTTTTCCCATATTCTGCTTCTATTTGATCATCGATAGCGTCCATTTGTGCCTGCGCTACCCTGTCAATGGCATCGATTTGTTGCTGCGCCTGAATATCGCTTATGTCTGATAATGTGCTCAATAACTCTTGAAAGCCGCCCACAACTATTGACGTTATATCCTTCATATTTTTGATAAATTCGTCAACAGCTGTTTTCTCTTTTAAGGCTGCGTAGTATTCGTTAAGGCTATCAATAGCCGCCTGCATTGCCTCATCGCTTCCACCTGCTGCTCTGATTGCCGCCTCTTCCTTTGCGCGTTCGGCTTCCAGGACATCATAATTTCTATCAGTCATTTCTTTGAGCTTGTCAATATATCCTTGCGCCTTTTCTGCAAGCCCTTCGTCGGCCTTTCTCTGCTCCTGTACGCGTGCGACCGCTTCCCGTATAGCGTTATGCATGCGCTCCTCTTCAGCATATGCAATATCAAGTTCCTGGACTCTTTTTTCAGTATCCTCTAAAGCTTTTTCATTAGCGACCTCGGCAATTGTTTTCTTCTTTAAGGCATCGTAATAAGCATTGATAGCTGCTATGGCCTCGTTTTGCAATTTGATACTTGATTCTGACGCCTTGATTTCTGCAATAGCCCGCGCCCTGTCCAGCTCTATCTTTTCCAATTCCGTCGCATTCAAATCTTCTAACTGCTCTTTAGTTTTCTGGATTGTTTTTTGTAGCCTTTCGTTTGCCTCTATTTCCTCAGACGTTAATTCTATTGATGTTTTTTTTGTTTCGTTGTTTTTATTTGTCGCCGCTGTTTGCTCCTCTATTTTTTTTATTTGGCCAGCCCTTGTCGTTATCTCTTTTGCAAGCGCTTTGTCATATATTTCAATTTGCTGTATTGTTATTTGCCCCATATTAACGGCTGCCGCTAAATAATCAACCGATTCCTGTCTGGACTTGTTTGCATTGTCCTGCGCTAATTTTGCATTATAAAGAGCGGTTGTATTTCGCGCCAAAGCTTTTTCGTTATCTTTAATAGTTGCTGTGTAATATTTTATAGCCGCTGTTACTTGCCCATAGACGCTAGACCAAGAAACCCCCTCTTGTTTTTCTTTTGTTAGCTGAATTTCTGTCTCGCGCAGTTTAATTAGTATGTCATTAATATTTTTTATTTGACTTTCATATTTTTTTATCGATTTGTTGCTTGTATCCTGTGCTTTCTTAAGATCGTTTATAGATTTTATAGTTTTCCCAAGATTCGCTGTTATCTCAAGCGCTGATAATTCTTTCCTTTGTTTTAGTGTTGTTTTTTCAGTATCATTTAAATCTTTTGTTTTATCATTTAACTCCTCGTTCGCTTTCCTGTAATTCTCTACAGACGTTTTTAAATTGTTGGTGTTTGTCTCTAGTTCGGAATGTGCTTTTTTTAGATTTTTTGTGCTGACTTCTGTTTGATTATATGCCCGGTGCAGCAATACCGATCCGGCAGCAAGCGCTGATATAGCACCTATGGCTATGGCTAATGGCCCGGCTATAGCTGCAACAGATACCCCAAAAAGACTTATTGCCCCTGTTAGCCCCGTGAAAACCACTACCCCTGAAGCTAAAACACCTAGAAGAATTTTTAAAGGCGCCGGCATTTCGCTAATTTTAAATAGAACATTCGCTAAAAAATTGGCTGCATTTTTTAATGCCGGCGCAAATTCTTCTGTTATGCTCTTTCCTATCGATCCAAAGCCTTTGCTAAGTCGCGATAGGGAAAATTGTAATGTATCGTTTTGTATTGCCGCCGCTTCTGTTGCTTCGCTAGTTCCTGTTACGCGTTCGGTGTATTTTTCAATTTCTCCGGCGCCTGCTTGCAATAGCTTGATCATAGCAGGACCGGCTCTGTCCCCGAACACCTCCATAATTTTGCCGCCATTTTCGGCGATAGGATTCAATGCCGCAATGACTTCTGACAGGCTGTTAGCTGCCGGATTAACATCCTCAAAAGCTATGCCAAGAGCTGCAAGCTTGTCTATTGCCGGGCTTGCCGCATTTGATAAATCGGCTAACATCCCACGCAACGCAGTGCCGGCCTGGCTAGCATCAAACCCTGCGTTATACAAAATAGCCAATGTACCGGTTACACTCTCGATAGAGTAATTGAACGCAGCGGCAACGGGCCCCACATAGCGCATAGACACGGCAAGTTTATCTATTGAAGCCTGGGAAGCGGCTGCGCCAGCGGCAAACACATTAGCGACTTTTTGCGCGTCCTTTGCCTCTAGCCCAAACTGGCTAATTGCACTTGCCACGGTTTCCGAGGTGAAGGCTAGGTCTGCCCCGGTTGCGCTGGCAAGAGCTAGCACGCCGTCAAGCGCCTCCATAGACTGCCGGGCAGTAAATCCAGCGCTTGCCAGGTAATATATGGCATCTGCCGCCTGTGCGCCTGTGAATTTTGTTGTTTGCCCTGCTTCGGACGCCGCCTCTTCAAGTAACTTCATATCTTCAGCCGACGCCCGGGCTACCGCTTGCACATTAGCTAATGACTGTTCAAAGGCTGCGTAGTCGCTTACCGATTTTTTTACATACACGGCAATGGCGGCAAACAAGGCAATATGAGCGATATTTATATTTTCAAGACTTTTATTTACTTTCTTTTCGGTCTGTGTCGATTTATCGCCTATAGTTTTCCCTAGTTGATCATAGAGGGAATCTACGGTTTTCAAATCCCCTGTCAGCTTATCAAGAGCAACTCTAATCGCGCTATAAATCGTCCCGGCATCTATTGCCATGCTTATCCAGCCTTCTTTTTGTTCTGCTCACGTTCCCGGAATTTATACAACTCATACCACGCCCTGCGGTCAATGTCGTGTTTGTTGAAGGAAGAAAATGTCCCCTCTATCATCTCATGAGGCGCCTTATGAGCTTTTTCCGCGAGTATAGCAAAATCTAATAACATTTTCTCATTAATCTTTTTTATATCTGTTTTGTTTACACCCAAACTATAACAAGATACAAAGTTTAAAAAATCCGAAGGCAGGATTAAATCAACCCAGATTCTTATCCGCCTTATATCCTCTTCCAGCTCTTGCCTCTGCGTGCTTGTAGGTGATAAAGGTATGACTTGCTTTTGTAATTCATCAAGGTGTTTTTTTATTTCCGCATTATTTAATTTTGCGCCCACCATGTCAAGAATTTCCTGGTATGTGGGCGCTATCAATGCTGCCCTGGTTATCTTGTGCAGCGTTTCCGCATATTTAACCGCTTCTTTTACTTTTCGTATGTCATGCCCTTTGGTTATTTTATCGGCCAATGTTTCAATTAGCGATATGTCACCACACTCCATGATCTGAATTTCAGTTAGCTCGCATAATTTGACCGGTACTGTTGCCCCGTGGAATGGGGCAAACAATACCGGGAATTTAGCAAATTCTAATAGCTCAATATCTGCTGGCTTAGTATGTGATGAGGTTTTCAAGATCAAGCGCCTCATATTCGGACATTGTTAATTCGATTTCAATTCCGTCCGGGCAGCTGCTTTCAAGCTCGTCCGTGTAAGGTGATGCGTTATAAGTATAGCCATTAGCGTTAAGCCCCCTGTTATTCGTAACCTCGCTCACAGTCCCATCGCATTTGTAAAGCTTGTGCTGCTCCATCATATCGATATTAGCTTCTGGGTTGTCACCGTCTGCATATATCCTATGGAATTCTTCAATGGTAAAAAGAATCGGATCATCTTCTTGCCTGGGGTTGCTGTATTGACCGGTAGTAAAATCATAATAGCCATTTTCGACTACATGCTTCATAACCTTGTCGCGTGGCGCGTCATTCCAGGAGCCAGTACCGCCAAGCCTTAGCGTTTTTGATCTTACCGTTGTACGCTGGCCTCTAGCGTTGTCGATATTAAATTCCTCAGCATCTTTGTTTTTCGCAGCATATTTGAATTCCTGCGCGGAGTCGCTTATAGCAAACCTAACGCCCTGCCCCTGCCCAATCATCGTTATCTCTGCCACCTCGCCATATACTTGCAGATAATTACAGACGTCCGTCCCACTATACTCGACCTTAAGGAACCCAGTAGCCGGTATTCCTGGGCCTGGCGCCCCCTCTTCTGAAAATGTAATATCTGCAAAACCAACAGCGGTAAGCAGTACCACCAATTCGGCAACCGTAACAGCTGCCGGATCGGCTGTTCCGGTAATATCGATTGTTGCCGCTACTGGAGCATTGCCGTCGATTTTAATTGTGATTGGTACTGCCGCAGGCGTCAAACATCCAGAAAAATCGAACGGCCCGGCGCTGCCAACAATTCTATCGGGCCTTGCCTCCGTCAAGTCGTAGTTCATTTGTTTGAGGATTAGATAATCGCTCCCAAACAAAAACTGGCCATTTTCGTTTAACATAATTTTACTCTCCTATAACGTATACGGCTGACCGGGTGCCCATAACATGCGCTCCATACTAATAGTGCCGTCATCGTTGTTTATCGTCATATCAAGGTAGTCATTCTCAACGAGAATGATATTAACCTTGCCCCTAACATTAGTTAGCTTAATGTTATTAAAAAGTTCAAAAACTTCTCTTGCCTTTGCCCTCAAATATTCCTGTTGTCCAGGCAAATAATGCAAAATCAACCTATACAGAACTCCGCAGATAGGATGCTTTTCCGGTTTGACTGTTATATACGGAGCGTCGGGTAAGGCTGCATCACCAAATTCTATTACATTTGGCAGCAGCCCGGATTTGCATCTTGCTATAATTTCATTGACCATATATTTCCTTTACGTCTTGCAAAAAAAATAACACCATTGGTTTGATTATTTTGTCTAATGACGCGTGCCGTCTGTCATTGGCAAGCTCAAGATATACGCCATAATCAACCCCGTGGGCTAATGCCCAAAAAACAGCGATAGCCCCATCATAGCCGGCCTTCCCAAAAACCCTCATTGCCGCCTGCCCTGTGCGGCTAGTCCAGAATTCGCCCTCAGCGTTTTGTCCCGAAGGTTGTCTACTATCAAATTCTTGTTTGGCAAGCTCTGCATAGTATGAGCATAACGCATACAGCTGCGCCTTTCTGACTACGAAAATATCAGATATTTTCTTTTTTACTTTGTCCACGCCTTCGACGCTCATAATATATGCAATACCCCTTTTTGGCTTTCCATTTCTCTTTGCTCTTCTATCGCTATCATTAACGACAGGTGTTCTATAACCTCCCTCGCCTGTTTTATCGTAATAAAAGGCTTAGCATGTATATTTTTAATAATCGGCAAATCCCTCATGTTGCTGCCGCCTTATTAACCGCCTCTATCAATGGCGCCTGGTAACCTATAATGTCACCGAACGAGTATAAAGGATCGACCTTGCCGATCCGCCATGCTTTGCCCCTGTCTGTAAATGTTTGGTTGTCCTTAATCTCGTCAATAAAATTTGTAAGGATATACCGGCCCAAATTGCTTGTTGCCGCGCCTTGTATATTGCTGACGGTAAAATTCCCGCGCATCTCATGCGAGATTCTGCACCGGATAACTTTTGTTATTGGCACACCATACGGATCATCTACAAGGTCACCTTTGCTATTAACAATCTGCGGTTTTTCGCTAATCGTTATTATAGAGCGGTTGGCATTGATTAGGGATTGTATCCCTTCCCGCGCCCTCTTTAGACAGATTGAATTCTGCAAGCTCACACCTGCCCCCCCGCTATTACTTGCGCTTTTGTTGCCAGAAATTGCCCCGTGCCGTTACCATGATCTTTGTTATACTTTGCAAAACACTCGTCATATAGCTTTTTGTAGTAGTTGTATTTTGCTGTTAACGTCACAAATTTTGCGCGCTCTGTTCCTGTTTGATTTTCTTCAAGTGGTAATTCCGCGCCTATCTTTGGTATAATTTTACCATACGCATAACATATAGCCTTGTCAGCCCCATACCTGTCTATTAGTGCACCCAGTAATCCGTCAGACAAATATAACTTGACCTGCTTGTAATCGGCAGGGCTTGCACCTGTCTCGATATCAGTAGCCACATAATGGCCTATATCGACTACATAATATACTGATTGTTGAGCGGGTACTGCCGGGAGTAGGTTTGTTGTAGATACCTGGATGATATCTATGCAATCAGGGTCGTTAATTGCAAGGCGTAAATTTATGATTTGCGTCTGTGTTGCCATACTACACCTTCACCCACCATGTGCGATTGCAGTCTAATTGCAGCTTAAGGTTGTTTGCTTTTACAAATTCGTCAACCGCCCGCTTAACCTCGCCTTGATCTGGATGGGCGTAATCATGTCCGCCTATCCACCCGCCTTTTTTAACCTTTGGCAGATATGCCACAATATCGCGCTTGCACCCCTGATAAGAATGGTCACCGTCAATGAATATCATATCGCACGATCCGTCTTCGAGACAATTTGCGGCTTTAACGCTATCCATTTTATATATAGTTATGCGCCCATCATATTTTTTTGATACCGCTTTGCACTGCTCTAGTGCGTCGTTATATTCCTCTTGGCTTTTCTCGCTTATTTCGGATTGACTGTGCGCATAACTGTCATCCTTGCCCGGAGGAGTCCACCTATCAATTAACACCATGTAAAGCTTGGGTAAATATGGCATAATAGCTTTGCTGAATTTTGGGAACCATACACCCACTTCAATAAGTACCGCCTTTTTATCTTTTGGCAGTCTTTTATGAGCCGCATTCCAACGCTTATTTTTTTCTGGAATGGTTTTTTGCATAGTTATCGCTCCTCTCTATAATCAAAAATTTGACAATTTCAGACACCCCGTTTATCGTTTTTGTTTGTGGGCCGTTTAGATTTGCAGTCACTTTCCATTTGCCATTAGTCCACGACGTAACCGCCGCTATCATCTCGGCAGCCGAAAAACATACCGGGTCTGATATTGTCGGTAAAGGCTTGTTATGCTTTGTAGTATACTCTAATATAATTACCCCGGTTGGCTTGAGCTGCCCCATCCATATCTTTAATGTTTCGCTTGGTTTGTATGAATGATCAAAGCTATTAGAGTATACAAAATCGAATTTCCCGATCCAATCGGGCTTCTCCTTGTTAAAGTCCCATATAACGGTATTGGGAACGCTTGTCGCTTTTTCGCATATTTCAGTCCCTATAACATCGGCTTTCAAAAATACACGGAAATATTTTTGCTCCTCTCCTGTACGCGTGCCGTGACAAATCCCTTTTGCAATGTCACCGCGTGTCTTTTTTAAAAATTCAGACAAAAACTGAATGTTTTGTTTTTTTACCCACGGTACGATATTGCCTTCCATCTTCATGGTAGTGGTTTTGATCTGTGCTTCAATATATTTATCGTAGCCCGGATATTTAAACCTAACTAACGCCCCGCTTGAGCTTATGGGTGTATTTTTCGGTCTTTTTATGCCGACACCACCTGCGGGGAGATCAAGCCCCAATTTATTCGCATAACTCCTCCATATCGTTACTATCTCTCTGTATTTTGGTTCTATTGATTCGACGGGTAACGACCTGCTTACACAGCGCGGACGCATTTCTGATTTTATATGCACAAAATAAGTTTTGTTAGGATCAACTATCGGCCAATCTATCCTAACCGCATTCCAAAGACGGCAGGGGAAAAGTTTTATTGTCGCGATATCCGTTTTATATATCTGGTTTTCTTTATGCGCTGTTGTTAGTTTAAGTTTTTCTTCCCATACACAGCCCCAAGCCGCTTGGTTCATCCCCGCATAGTGCGGCTTGCGTCCATGCGACCAGGCCTTATGTCTGATTGGATCGTTATATAATTCCGTGTTTGTTTTTTCCCATAACGCCATAAGGGCGCGTGCGCGTTTATGGTTTTTAGCGAACACTATCCCACCATTAAACGGCAGACCGCCGGAAGTACAACGCGTCACCCCTATATCAAAATCGGCATCGAAGGCGCATTCAGGATTATTGAGCATTAACATATCACAGTCAGCAAATATAATATTCTCGCCCTCTTCGGCTCTGTTCATGCAGTCAAGCCAGATACCCAGCTTCTCTGTGTTAGAAGTATCGCTATGCGCCCCATGTACAGACGGTATGCGGCCTTTGTTTATTGCAGGCTCTTTTATTCTTACAATTTCAAATTTTGCTTCAGGTGCTCTGGTTCTGCAGGACTCCTCGAAAACTTTTGATAATAAATGATATTTGGTTGAGTTATTATAATCGAACTGTACGGTAATTATCCTCACATAGCCCCCTTGAAATCATAATAATATTTTTTATCATCAATAAAATTGATCTCGCCACCAAGATATTTAAAAATCGCAGTGCGCGAATTCTTCGGACGTTCCAGAAATTTAAAGACACCTTTGTTTGCCGCCATTAGGTCATGCTGGTATATCCTTGACTCATAATCTTTAAACTCCTCAAAAAAATAGAAGTCCATAAAAAATATTATTGTTTGTCCCGGTATAAAATAGGGCAAGCAAGTTTTTAATATGTGGTCTGTTATATCTTTGCTGATGCCTATATCATCAACAAGTAATTGTATCGGCTCTCTGTTGTAATAATAACTTCTTATATCTTGCTTATAAAATACTATTTTTACGCCCGCCTCCATAAAAGGGCTTACATTTTTGTAAAATTCTTTTTGTAAATCTTCGATTTCTAAACCCCTTTTCTTTATCCACGCCCTATATTTTTCTTCTAGCTCCCATTTATCCACCGAGTAAATTGTTGATGTTTTGTTATTAGCATTTGACAACCCGCAGGATAAAAACGTTGTTGTTGATCCTAAAAAAGGCGCGATGTCGAGAACTGCATTTCCGGGGCGAATTTGTTCTGCAAATCGCATGAGGTGGTTTTTGATTATTTTACCACCACAACCCATTTCAGGAACGCTATCCGCAAAGGTTAATAAATCTTTATGCATTCAATCCGCCCTTATACAAAAAAACAGCATTAACACTATCTGGGATTCTGCCAATCAGCTTAAAATTATTTTTGTGCGCATCCATCCACTCTTTTTGATATTTGTATTGGGGCTTTTTTTCATAATAATAAAAATCAAGCAGCATAACAACAGTAACGCCTGGCATAAAGGCAGGGAAAAATGTTTTAACCGCATGATCAAAGGCTTCTTGTTTTTTGGAAGCGTCATCAATATAAAGTCCGATCCTCTTCTTTTTATCCCATGTTGCTTTCCGGGTATCGCCTGACATTGTATAGTATTCTTTCCCGAATTTATCGATTGTGTTTTGAAAGTCGGTTAAATACTCTTTGCCTTTGATGAGCTGATAACCAACAGCCGCCGCTTTTTCAATCTGGCTTGCATCACGACAAGTAAAGTGGTCATATACATATATCGGATTATATTTGCCACTCTCTACCAATCCTAATGCAATTTGCGCAGTACAGGCGCCTAACCAGGAGCCGACCTCTACAATATGCAAGCCCTCATTAATCGCTGCCGCATAATACCTAACCGTTTCTTTGCAAGCCGCATTAACCATAGTAGGTATTTTATCCGCTATTTTTTCAAGCTGTTTTATGTTCATTATTTAAAGCGGTAGAGCCGAAGCCCTACCGCCTACTCCCCCTTAAATATTAGGTTTCCTCTTCCTCTGTGTATTCAGGTAGACCGCCTGTCACGCCCCAACCGAATGGGGTAGTCGGAAAATCTGCCAGTTTTTGCGCGGCGATCTCCGGGTCTGTGGTACCCAGCCATTCCCTATTCCAGGCCGTTTGTGCGTTGTACCAGACATTTTTCTCGCGCTCATGGGTAAGGACGTTGCCACGCCCAACCTCGCGGGTAACCTGCCTTTTGTTCCAGGTATACCAGGGAGCGCCATTGGGGCCAGGTACGATAAGATAGCCCGTGTCTTCGGCTACTCCGGGGTAGACGTGCTTTTCTGTACCGTAGTATATGGTATCGCCCTTATACACCCAGATATCATCAATAGGCAGTGGTCTCAGATTTTGAGTTTTGCTCCCGATACCGTTCAGCTGTCCACCCATAACCGCCATTAACTCATCCCGCCTGGTTTCGGTTCCCACAATAGCAACTATCCTGCTACTGTTGATTGTTTGATTTGTCTGCGGATCGTAACACCTGCGCAGCCGTCTCACGTACCGTTTCCATGTCTGATATACCCTCTCGTCATATGTTAAAGCCGCATCATTTACGGCCGCGACCACCTGGAGGGGATTCCACTGACTCGCCACCGGAGGAGTTGCTGTTGGATTCCCGGATAACGCGACAAGGCGCCCGATTGACAAATCGTTTCTAAGCGCCGTAAATGCGCGAGCTACCGCAGTCAATACTTTTTGGAAAGTATAAATATCAACATCATACAGCTCATCCAGTAATGACCTAGTGTGCCCGATATGATAATGGCGCATCTGAATCATCTCTTTTGCACCATAGCGCTGTTGTACGAGTGGAGCCGGTTCATTCAGCCCCATAAACTCTTCAGCAACCCCGCCATATTCGAGCATTTCCATTAAGTTAGTAAAAAGCTGCATCCCCTCATTGGTGGTCTCGCGTGTTATAAGTCCGGTATAATCGATAGCTTCCATACGCCTGCGCGTGATATCAATATTCGTGAGGTTAATCAAGGTATAGTACAGGGTCGGATCAAATTGATTGTAGTTGACGTGCCTATACCCATCCTTTAGTTTGCCTTTGCACCATTCGATCATGTTCCAGACTTTTCCGTATAGTTCCGAGTTTTCCCATGTCATTGTGGCAGGGACAACCACCGCACCAACCTCGCGGCCGCCCTCTACTTTTTTGCCGTCTATGTTGTAGTAATCGTGCGTGAGTCTACCACCAAACTTTGCAGCGTTTCCCTTTTTGTCCATATCCTCATCGGTATACAGCCCGACACGAATTCCAGCCTGATTATCAATCAAGCTTTTTTTGTAACTCTCAAGAGTTAAAATCTTATTATTGTGTACACTCATAATCTACTCCTTTTTAGGTTGCCGGCGTCACGGGTTCGGTTATATAATACCGACGTTTCTTAAACCTTATACTTCCATTTGCATCCTTAGCGCCAACCAGCATACCGACGCCATATCTGCCTACCCCATAAGTGTCATAACACAAAAAAGTAAGCGGGTCAACCCAGACTTCCGTATATAGCGTGTTAAATGTGTTTTCTGTTGCGCCGAGGTGTGTGGTCATTACTTCCATGCCCTCATGGATATCCGCGCTTGCGTTCTGCTCTGTTGATACGCTGTATTCTATCATCCCGCAAAACGCGCCCGGAAAACATATATCGTACTGTTTGTAATCCCTGTCCGCTTCAAATACAATTGTTTCCGGGGTGACAATTTTCACCGGCCAAAAATCGAACGCAATATCAGCCTCGCTTGGCGGTAAATTGTGCGGTAAATTGTAATCATATGTTGCCATGTTTTCACCTTATCCTTTTACCACTTCATATCCGTTGCCGGGTATAGTGATACTTTCTTTCTTTTCATCCGATAAGCCTACGATATTTTCTTTGTTGAAAACATCAGCCTTATCCCCTGCAAGCTTTTTGACGATAGGCGAATCTTTAAAAGCTGCAATAGCTTTTACAATCTCCTCCTCCTTCGAGCATTGCTTAATGACCTCTCCTGCATGTTCCCTGATTAGATTCGGTTCATCTTTTGTTGATACCCCGAATTCTTTGTCGAGGCGAGCATTAAAAACGGCCTTGGCGTCAGCTTCTGTTTTGGCTTGTAGAGCCTTATAGCTGTTAACCGGATCATTGACGCCTATTGCGGCAAAGTCGGAAACTACCTTCAGCGCATTCTTATGCTCTGTTGTAACCGCTTCGATTTTGAGCGTTTCCATAATTTTTGGAAGGATTAAGGAATTATTTTTATGCTCATCCAAAGCGTCCATAAATTCTTTTTCTGTCATAATTTTCCCCTCTTGTATAATATTTTCACCGCCCACAGCGGGTTTAACCTTATTAGTTTTTTGCTTCATGGCGCCTGTTCCGTATTCGACCGCATCGTTCCGGCCACCGTATTTGTATTTAGATACGTGCCATTCCGCACTGCCGTCCTGAAGTGTTACAAGCGTATCCTCGGTATATGCGACAATCGAAAAATGGATCATGTCAGAATCAAGCTCGGTAATGAAAATCGAATTGTCACCGCTCTCCCCGATAGGCGGTATGTAGTTTTTTAAATAAGCTATCCCTTTTCCGTCACCGTGTTTTTCGACCTTTCCGCCTATCAAGATTAAGTCCGTCGGCCCGCGCTTGCCGTGTCCCATCTCGTGGCCGCTTCTACTGCCAGGCATCGGCCTGCTGTTTAATGCGTCAATATATGTTTCAAAAAAGGATTCGTCGTATATGTACCCATTAGCTTTAATAGGATACTCAATAGCCTGAATTTTATATTTTGGCGCGTCGTCACCGGCTTGCCATTTTTTGAGGATATCGGCAGGAATTAAAGTCGGTATTGTGTCCGGGTCTACCCCGGCAAGCTCCGCCCTGTTATATTTTATATTGTCTTTGCTGCCAAGGCAAAGTAAATGCATTTGATTATGTTTTATATTTTTACTCACGCTGCTACCCCTTGCGCTATATTAGGATATATATTTTGATACCACTTGTCAAGATAATCAACGCTATTACCTTGCCCCCATGTTTTAAGATCGTTGATAAAATCCGTCTGATTTCTTAATCTAGGTACTAGCTTGCATAAGCACATTGGGTGCGGATAAGCCGGTATTTTATCAAGCGTATAAGGCCCGTTATCCGCATGTTCCGGGCATAAACAATTCCAATCGGTTAGCCCTGTCCTTACCCAATCCCAAAGCCCACTACATCCCGGGTTATACTGGCCAGTAAGTTTTGCGTTATCCATGAGCGATGCGTATAACTCGGATCGAATCAACCTTAGCGATGGGAAATAGATATTTTTCCTTATGCGTTTTGCGAATTCTTTTGTGCCCTTCAACAAGTCTCCGTACCGTTTAATCAGGGTTAGCTTATCTGTCCTTACATACACATTCAAATCGCGCGCGATATCCAAAATATCACGATTCTGCGCTATTCCTGCCGATATAATATTTTTTATGTTGTTCTGAAACTCCTTGCCAGCCCTCCATACACGCTCTGAAAAGCTGTACCCGTCCTGGTATATACGGCTAACAATTGACATCATAACATCATTATTAACCGCTGTAATCATGGCCCGGATTCCGGTCTGCGTTATAAGGCCGCTTGTGTATTGTGATATATCTAATAGATATTCTCGGTTTATCTCGTTAAACTTATCCTGCCCTAACTGTACGGCCGTGGGGACTACTTGTTTTAGCGCGTCCTCAATAATTTTTGCGCTTGCTTCTAGTTGTATTTGTAGCGATTGCATACTGAGTATGGTTTCGGATGCTATATTCTGACCGGCTAACGCCTTAAGCTTATCCGCAACTTGAGCGGCTGCTTGCCTATACACTTCTTGCATTTTGTTTAGGGCCCTGTGCGTTAGGTTAGGCAGTGAATTGGAGGCTTGTAGATATAATGCGCGGTATTCTTTTTGTGTCATGCGCTTTCAGCCTCCCCTTCTCTGTCTTCGGGCTGCTCTTCCCCGTCCTCTTCTCTTTCTTGCCCCGTCTCCACATTCTCGAACCCTTCACCGCCTGCCGCATCAATAAGCGATGCTTTTTTGAATTGGTTGAATTCTGCAACCTCCAGCAATTTCTTTTTCCAGGCATCAAATTCATCCTCGGTTATCTTTGGATATATGTTGTTCCATAGCTCATATGCCTGCTCAAAAGTCATGCCGGCGCTATCATATAACTTTGTGAAGGCCGAAGCGAATTCATTGAAAATTTTCATCCGCACCTCTTCGGATACGGCATCAAGATCATTCCATTCGATGGTTATGGGCTGTAATTCTGCGCGTCTCATTCCTGCAAGATTTTTTAGTCTCGCTATATAACCTAACAATGTAATAAATGAATTGTTGTATTGTGATTGTTTATCATGTATGAACTTAATCATATCGGCCATGTTTTCTGTTGCTGTTGCGTGGTTGCCGGTAACAATCGCCCCCCATAACATCTCCGGTATATCACAGCCCTCTACAATCTGCAAGAATAATATTTCAAGCATCTTGATATAAGGCTCTGTCATAGTTGACGGAAATATAATTTCAGGCTTAATCTCACCCGCTGATACCAGATACAAAAATAAATCGCGGGTTGCTATGTCAAGTTCATCAAGCGTTGTTATCCCGTTATTTTCTTTCCATGCTTTAACGTCAGTAACGCCAGCGACCAATTTGGGATTGAATTTTGATAATATAGCGCATACTTTTTGTACAATATCATGATAAGCCTTAAGCTGCGGCAAAACATTTGTCAGGTCTGAGTACCCGCGCACCTCTCCGGCTTTTTTTCTGTTGGCGAAAGGGATTGGCATAATGCCTAATACATTTCTGTATTCGACGTTTTCAGCCTGGCCTTGTAGTCGTGTTTTGTCTCCTTCCCACTTAATACTGATTGTCTCTTTTGTAAAAATACGTGTCCTTGTCAGCGTTACATCCTGGTTAAGCGAAACCGCAATTGTTATATTTTCACTTGTTATAATTTGTATGATCTTGCGCGTGGTTAAGTCGCGGATAAGCTTGACTGTATGATCGGGGATAAATTCTAAAACCACGTCCTTAATATCAGCATCATATCTAGGAAACACCCAGCATGTGCCCTGCAATGCGCTTTCTTTTTCTATGTTCTTGATATCCTCGGCGTTATTCTCTGTCCATTTTATAAGCTCTTTCTCTGTTTGCTCGTTATTAGATTTCGGAATAGGAATCCCCATAAATTGCAGGGGCTTATCTATAATTTTCTTTATTGCAAAAGCCGCGAGTTTCAATCCGCCTTTTTCTGCGCGATAAGCGCCATCTAATAGCTCGTAGCTGGCGACAAGGGAGTCCGTCCAATCGATATCAACCGGGTGGTAAAAATCTGTTTTCGTTGGTGTTTCAAGCTCTGTCCGTTTTGTTTTCCAGGTAAATGGATTAAGCGAGGGTATTGTTATGTTGTAATGTTTTGTTGTTATAACCATTTATCAACCCCCGCCCGCGCGGATAATTCTTTTTTTATTTCTGCAGTAAAAGAAATCTGCGGATTATAAAAACACAACAAAAGAGCATCGGCTTTATCGGGCGAACGTTTTAACCGCTCTTTAAAATCTTTTTTAGGCTCAATTTGATATCTGTTTTTGACATCATATTTATATAGCCTACCACATAACTCTTGTTTAAGATCGCTGTCAGCCGGTATCTGGCATTTGTCTAGATAGTTTTGCTTGAAATTAAACCACAGCTCCGTTGGTAAATCATGGTATTGATTGCCATCGATAGGCGCTTGCGAAAAATGTACAGCAATTACTTTTAACCCCATTAGTTTTAATTGATCTCTGGCGGAAACTCCAATACCTGTAGCATCTAATATAATCGGAATCAATTTATCCCTCTTTATCATTTGTGCTATAGTGTTGGCGATAAAAACCCCGTCCATTTGTGACAGCTCTTTATGGTCAATTATCTTAAGCCCCTTCCTAATATAAATTTGCGTCTTATCATCACCAAAATCCGCAGGATCGCAACCGACCACTATCTGCCCCTCTGCCTCTACCTCGCGCTTTGTTGCTTGGTCGACTAACACACGCGACATAACAGCATTTTGTCCTTGCTTGCGCGGCAACCCCTCGAATTGATGCATTGCCTCGTCTTCATCAATCAATTTTAGCCTATCCCAATCCTGTTGGAGCGTCGATAGATGCCACCACGGATTGTCAATCGGGCCAGGCTCAAGTCTAACAAAAAGCACCTCCGGGCTTGGCGGATTTGTAACAAGCATTTTTTTGATAGGATCAATATCCTCTTCGGGGTTGTAGGCGAAAAATAATTGATTGCCTTGTTTGCGAAATACCGGGATTGTTGTGGTGATTACGTCCTCGGTAAGTGGGGCTGCCTCATCAACAATCAGCCTGTCAAATTTATCATAGCTTTTTATCTGCCCGGCCGCCTTTAAATCTTTTAAGCCTTTAAATGCAAACATGCTCTTTGTGCGCGTGTTATATATTCTATCCTCTGTTATTTTCCAGCCCGGATACCGTAAGCGCTCTATTGTGTCAACGATAGTCGACCAGCTAGATTCTCTTATACTTTCTTGAATTTGACGGCCGCAAAGTATGCGCAGTTTTTGTCTGTGCGCATCTTGTACTTGCCAAGAAAACAATGACATAGTTTTAGCGCCTGCGCCACGTCCACCCTCAAAAAGAAATATCCGTTTATTTTTTTGTTTGCGCGCGGCTTCAAATTTAGGCGGTAATTTTTCAAGCTCTTTTTGTTCTGATAAGAATAAAAACTCAGCCTTTTCTTTTTCGGTTAATGGCACGCCCTTACCCTTTGTCCTTTTGTAGCTGTTTGGCTGCAAGCTCGTTAAGGCGCGATTCCTGCTCTTCCGGTGTCATCTCTGTAAGGCGCTGATTTTCTCCAAATTCGCCCACTTCGATTTTATCGCTCATGCCAAGATAATTTTTATAACCAAAAATTCGCAATGATGGAATTATGTTTTTTTCATCTGTTATGGATTTCCAAAATGTTTGGCGTAACTCTTTTTTCCCTTTGAGCCTATTTTGTTCTAAAAAAAGGGAAAAAGTCATATTAGGGTCATTATAATAATCTTTGATTCTGGCTTCGACTGTGTCTGCGTCCATCTCGAATTCAGCGGCAATCTCTAGCTGTGTGCAATGTTGCTTGGCTAATCTAATAAGTTTTTTTATATCAATAGTTTTTTTTGGCCTTCCACCTGTTCCTGGAGCAGGGCCAGGAGATTTTTTAACCACATCGTGTTTTTTTGATTGTGCTACTGATTTTTTTACTACTTTTTTGCCATTCGTGGCAATTTTTTTACTCATTGCACTTATAGTTAGTATAAATCAAAAAAAAAGTCAAGCACTTAATTAAAAATTAATTAAAAAAGTCGTTGTTTTTGTTAAATATTAATCACAAATAAAAAAATATTATAAAATTTCATAATTATTTCTAAATTTTTTTTCTTCCGGCTCTTCTGATTCTTTTTGTTGATTTATATGCCCGCCCTTTTTTCTTATCAGGCACAACCCAAGAATTGGCGCGTTATGGCAATAATGGCAAGTGAAATTTGTATTTCCGTCGATTAAAATTATTTTTTTAGGCCATTTAGTTTTATCGTGTGGATAAGGGTAATCGGCCATAGGCTTTTTATCATTTTCAATACTTGGCGAGGTTCCGGTGTAGCAGAATTCGCAGATAGATATAATCTCAGTGTTTTGCGATTTAATTGATATCCCTTCTTCTCGACAAATTCTGATTATTGCCGATAATGAAGGCGCTTTGTCTTTTTCCCATTTTCTTTTGATCACATCGAAAATTTTAAGAAGTGTAAAATTTTCTGTTTTTTCAAAGTGCCGCCTGATTTCATCTCGCATCCCTGATCTATAAACAGAAAACATAGATTCAATTCCGGATATAAAAGTAGTTACACCGTCAATCATAATACTTCCCCGTTAGCATATCTTGCCGCGTCATCCATAAACTTTTTCACTTCTGGTGAAATTTCTTGTTCTGCTGTATTTTTGTCTTTTAGACTTTGGTAAAGTATGCGTTCCCGATCTGAATAAATCGATACACCTTTTTCAAAAAAAGTCATCGCGGAAGTGTAAGCGGGGAATAGTTTGTACCGTTCATGGTCTTTTTCAATTTTTGCGTATGTTTCAATAGCAGTTATTATTTCGGTAGGGGAATAAGGAGATAATGAATTAAGTATCCCCTGGATAAGACTGGTTGATACTGTCATATCTTCTAGTCTGCGCCTGTACTTAGTTATACAGTTATAAGATTCCATGTAATCTATACAGTGTTGTAGGAATTTTATGTCATAATGATAAGGTGGTGAAGGTTGGTATTTTACTGATTTTAGATATTTTAGTATTTCAGATTGGGATAGGGGGGAGCTCGATAATTTTTCTTTAGATTTTTTTATATCTCCTAGATTAATATTACTAGACAGAATTTTTTCTCTCTCTTTATCTTTATCTCTAGTTATATCTTTATCTCTAGTTATAGGGGACAATGTCCCGGACATTTTTGGGACATTTGTGGGACATTGTCCCGTTTTTTGGGACATTTGTGGGACATTGTCCCAAGATTGTCCCACTGATGTCCCGCCATTGTCCGATATTTGTCCCAATTTTGTCCTTTCTTCAATTTTTTTTCGATATTCAGCTTTTCTTTTTGATTCTGTTGATGATGATCCAATTAGACTTTCAATTTCCGAAATAAAAATTGTGCCGTCTTCAAGTTTTTCGAGTAACTTCATTTTTATCAAGACTTGCAATGCGCATCTTATGTTATCTATATCACTATTGCAAATAGTGGCTAACATATTTTCGTCATAAGGTAGTAGATTTTTATAGCGCAGTTCTCCATGATTTTTAAGCGATAAAAGACAAAGTTTTAAATAAATGTTGACATAAACAATCCCATTAGTTTGACTTTCAAGCAATTTAATTTCCTCTTGATTAAAAAAATCATCCTTGAGTTTTAAATAATAAAATTTCTTATTATCAGACATGCTAAAACAATTTAGGCTTGAGTACTACCAACGGGCGACCAAACCCAGCCGAGAAGGCAAGCCGGAAGTACTCAAGCCTAAACTCCTTCTCTAAAATTATGGTCATTTAAATTTTAACATAAACAAAAATTATTATCAATACTTTTCTAAAAAATGTTAATAAAATCAAATTAGTTTAATCGTTAAAATGTATTTTAAATAGATTTTGAATCGATTTCAAATACATTTAAAAGCCATTTAAAAGCCATTTAAAAGCCATTTAAACCGTTAAAAATTGTGCTTTAAACGCTCAAAATGCGTTATGTTAACATTTAAATAATATTTAAATTTAGTTTAAATACTATTCAATACAATTGAAAGCCCGGAAGGTGGTATTCAACCGGGCTTTTTTATTGAAAATTTGCTTTTGGTGTGTAGTCCCTTAACTCCCTCCTAGACTTTATTTCCGCCAACGGCGTACATCCCCGGCTGGAATCGAACCAACATTAACAGATTCAAATTCTGTTATCCTTACCGTTAGATGACGGGGATAAATTTTATTTTTCTCTCCTTTTCCCATTGGAATGGGTCTTCCCCACGTGCGTGGGGGTGTTTCTAAGATGCCCCATTTCCATGTTTCTGTCCGTATAATCGAGATCATTCACGAATACCTTGTCTCCGACCTTGTATTCGTGCGGCTTAGTCTCTGTTAGCTGCTGCAGCACCCGGGCGTCTTCCTTCTTTTCTTCTACTTTACCCATGATGTCGCGATCACTCCATGCCTCCGGTGGTACGTCACAGCCTTCCGGGAGATAGCCGCGCTGATCAGAATTGCGTATAACAACTACGGATGCGTCGTCATCCAATTCCTGACTGATTATAAAAAAGCGTTCGTTCCTTTCATTTTTCATATTATTGTCATCCCTCCAATAATTCCGGGCGTTGATAAATATGACATATTACCACAGGTTCCTTAATCTCGCATAACGGCCGGATTTCTTCATGTTCATCATTATCAACAAACCAACCTCCCCACTCATCAGACCAAAAAACGCGGCCTTCCGGCAATACGTCATTTTCGTAAATATCTTTGCCACTTGGGAATTCTTTTGTTCGTTTAGCATCTTGTATGCCGGTGAATTGCATTAAAATAAAATATTCAGGTTCTCCGTCATCTGTACAATCTTCATTAAAATACACCCTGCCATAATAGTCATCTTTTAACAGCCCGTGAATTGTCCCGTCATCATCAAAAGATAATTCGTCTACTTCATACATCTTTTTACCGTAATAATCCCACGCTCTAAATTTAATTTTCCGCATTGTTATCCTCCTTCTTTTTTTCGCCTCCGCCGTGTGTGCACTCTGTAGGAGGCGATCATGTCATCAAATTCTTTTTCCGTGAGCGCCAATGACTTGCCTATCCGCCTACCAGCACCCGGGTGGAGATAGCGCGTATAGTGTGTAACCGTATTCGGGTTCAGATTTTTGATCTTGCACCACTCCCGGATTGAGTTTCTTTCGACTTCTTTTTTTTTCATTTTTTCTCCTGCGTAAGGTCGCCACCTATTGCACCGGCGGGATTCGAACCCGCACAGGATAAACGGTCACCGCTTTTAATTGTCCTGTTTTGGCTGCCGGCATCTGATACTATCTCCCGGCTGACCGTAAGAGCGTCTACCATTCCGCCACGGTGCAAAAAAACAAAAATTCCCGCCGGTGGATACGAGATCATGCCTCCCGGCGGGGTAACCCTCTGGGAGGATTATCTTGTCCACTCCC